TTTAAGATGACTTTACCTCCGGGTATAGCATTAGACGGAGAAATATGGATTGGAAGAGGACTTTTCCAAAAAACTAGCAGACTTTCTACAATTAAACCAGGTAAAAGCTATACAGAATCACAAATAAATGATATATGGGCTGGAAAAGAAGATCCTCCTGTTATATTCAAAGTATTTGATATTCCTACTGAGAAATCTCCATTTGAACAACGAATGAAAATGTTACAAACTATAGTAAAAGACCGCAAAGATTGTTGGGATCAGTTAACGTATAAAAATAAAAAAGTATTTCCATTACAATTCACAGAGCAGGTTAAAATTAAATCTATGGAACAACTTGTGAATTTGTACACTAAATTAACATCGGCTGGAGCAGAAGGAATAATGCTTAGAGCAGCTGGTTCCCCTTATGAAACTAAAAGAAGTAAATATATGTTAAAATACAAGATAAAAGAAGACGCAGAATGCATAGTTAGAGAGTATACCATGGGAGAAGGAAGACTTAAAGGACTTTTAGGTTCTTTAAACTGTGAAATTCTTGTAGATTCAAAACCATCTGGAATTTTTACACAGATAGGTACAGGTCTTACAGACTCGCAGAGAGAAAACTATATAATTCCAGGACACCCAGAAGAAATTCCTATTGGAAGCGTGGTTTCATTTAGTTATATGGAAATGACTAATGATGGAATACCAAGACACCCTGTTTATCGTGGTATTCGTGATGACATTGCAAAACAACCAGAATCTGTTTCTGTTAGACAAGTAAAACAAATACTTACAAAAATAATGAATAAAATAGCAGCATCAAAAGAACAAAACTGGTCTTTTAAAGTTAAATATTATAAACAAGCAATCGGCATTCTCAGTGATACTATGTCATTAAACACGGTCGAAGATTACATTAAAGTTTTCCGTGAAAATGGAATGCAATTAAAAGATGAAGAAAATTTTAAAGCAAAAAATGGAACTTGGAAAAGCACTATACTTCAAAAGATAGACTCTATACTTAAAACTGGGGAAGTTGATAATATATCAACAGATCTTGAAGCAGTAGCTGTAGAAAATTTAACAAAAATACCGGGAATAGGACCAGCTAAAGCTTCTGAATTATATCGCGAAGAAGAAATAACAACTATTCCAGAACTAAAAGAACTTTACTCTATAAACAAAAAAATAATTAATGATAAGCAAGCTATTGGATTAAAACACTACGATGATTTACAAAAACGTATTCCAAGATCTGAAATGAACATTTGGGAAGAAATCTTAAAAGATACTTTTAATGAAACTCTTAAAGAACTTAATGAAACTGGGAAACTTGTTATTACAGGTTCTTATAGAAGAGAGAAAAAGGACTCTGGAGACATTGATGTATTAATTACAACAAATACTCATAACAAAGATCTTATGAATACTTTTTATAAAAATTTAATTAAAAAGAATATTATATCTCCGGAAAATGTTATATCAAAAGGTCCAATTAAAATAATGACTGTTGCTAGAATTAATGAATATCCATGGAGCCATGTTGATATATTTTATTATGCAGCAGATGTATATCCCTTTGCTTTACTTTTTACTACAGGATCTAAAGAATTTAATGTAAACATTAGAAATCACGCTCTTAAATTAGGTTATTCTCTTAACGAAAGAAATTTAACACATGGATCTATAACTGGGAGATTGGTAAGTAAAGATGAATACATGTTTAAAATAGCCAAAGAATACCCAGAGACAGAACAGGACATCTTTAATTTTCTTAATATGAAGTATCTCGCGCCAAAAGATAGATAATAATATATTTTAAATTTGTAAATGTCTTGTTATTCATATAAAATTATAAATGAGACAGTTAACCCCGTTCTTAAAAATGTTGACTTAACAATTATTTTAATAATGGAAAATTCAACCAGATTTAAATATGACCCTTTTATATTAAATTTAAGTAAAAAAACTGTATTTCAATATAATAAAGGCTTTAAAGCCTGTAAAAAACCATCTACAATTGTAGAATCAAATAATGATGTTGTACATGCTTATTATACAGCTTTTGAATATAGCAAAAATATGGATAATGTAATTATTTTAGAGGAAGACGCCGAAGTTTTATATTATACAAAAAGTCACTACGAAATTGTGGATAAATATATTTCTGGAACATTTAAAATTTTTTCATTTGCAAATTATGGAAAATTTACAAAAATAAATGAAAATTTTTATAAAAGTTCTATTATTTGTGGAGCACATGCTCAAATTATATCAAAAGCTCATAGACATACTTTAACACAAAAAATAAAACTAAACAATTTCAATGGTCATATAGATGCCGATTATTTTTGTGATGATGTAGTTGTATATAAATATCCACTTATAGTTCAACTCTTTATGGAAACTGAAAATAGACAGACATGGAACAGTAACAAAATCATCTCAGATTTCTTTATTAACTTAATTGAATTAGACAAAAATAAATCCGCATGGGAAATAGTATATTTAATTAGTAAATTAAATGGAAATATTGCCAACGTTTTAATACTTATTATATTATTTATAGTATTAATTATTTGCAGAAAATAATCAATATTAAAATAAAATGTATTATAATTATAATACATATAATGGAATTGTTACGCGATCCAAAAGTTGAGCAACAGTTTCAAAAATTAGTATCTAAATTTTTAGCTAAAAATGAAAACTATGATATGTCTAAATTTATAGGAGGTCTTCCAGTTACATTAGAAAGAAGTGATATGGTACATCTTATGACAAAAGGACGCGATGATAAAAGTAAATACACCGTCACTCAAAAGGTAGACGGTACTCGCGTATTGATGTATATTGGTCCAGATTCTAAAACAGCCAGCGTTAAACAAAGAATCGTATGTTTTATAGATAGAAATATGAAAATATATACTGTTCGCAATGATACACGCGATATTTTGCCATATGTAAACACGCGAGAAATGCTTTTGGATGGCGAAATAGTATTTTTTGATCAAGAAGGGATAGCTCATAAAGAATTAGAATCAAGATATGTTAAAGGTGTTTCTTTTATGACTTTTGACATTCTTTTTGGTCCAGAAAATATAGATGTGTCTTCAGAAGATGGAAAAATAATCGGACAAGAGTTTTCTTTTATCGTTCCAGAAGATGGAAAACTTAAGACATTTCCTTGGCAATACATTAACAGATATGATATACTTCATAAACTAATAATTCCTTCAAGATTTAATAAATCAGAACCAATATTAACAGATGCTTTCAAATCTGTAAACTGGTTTAACATAGAACTAAAACCTATATATTTTCTAGAAAGTCTTAAAAGTCACAGAGTTTTGTATAATGAATCAAAAACTGGCTATCTTCAAACACTGTTGTCTAGCAACAGAAGAGACTACTATAATTTTTTAATGAAAACATACGGAAAACAGATAAATGTTTTTATAAAGAAAACTCTTAAGCTAGATGGTTTAATCTTTACGGCAGCCGATACTTTATATACAATAGGCTCCTGGGATAAACTTCTAACTACTCAATACAAATGGAAACCTTCTAATGAACAAACAGTAGACTTGCTTGTTAGAAAAGTTTCGCCTCAAGCTGCGGGACTTTTTGTATCGAAAGGGGGTAACGTAGAACCATATCAAGTAAATTACAAACAGGTTATAGTACAGGTTCCTCAAAGTATTAAAGACAATGATGTAGCAGAATTTTCACTTGATCAATCTGGCAAATTTGTTTTTAAAGAAATAAGAAAAGATAAAAAGACTCCCAATGCACTAAAAACAGTTTTAAATGTTATAAACAGTTTTAAAAATCCCGTAAATATTAATGATCTTTATTACTTCTTAAATTTATCAGAAAAATCAACAAAGAGTGAAATTAAAAAGGTTCTAGAATATTCTACTAAAACAAAGCTTTTACAATGTGTAGCAAATTATAAAACCATAAATTTACTAGAACCAAAACAATTAAAAATTATAAATGATATGATTAAAAATGTAAATGTAAATAAAGAAATAGAAGTTGAATTACGTTTTGGAATCATTAAGCAAAATTTTAACCCAAGAATATCAAAACAAAGTTTTATGGATATGATAAGAAAAGTAGAGACATTCGGTTTTACGCAAAATATAGACGATTTCGTAGACATATATTCCGATAAAATTCGTACTAGATATATGTTTTCTTGGGAATTTGGTAAATATATATTCTTAGATTCTATAATTAAAAATAGGATATCGAATGTTGATATAAATATGCAAAATGTAATAAATTTTGATGTTAGAATTGCAATGTCTTCAGAAATTAAGGTTAAACAGTATAATACAGAAGGTGATAGTTATAGAAAATACAGAACAACATTTACAGAACCAAATGGACTTTTTAGAATAGATTTTACGGCTATAACTCCAGGGGATTATTCTGAAAGAAATTTTATTTCTAAACCAAATTCAGATGAAACATTTCAAATAGAGATAGAGTTTTTGAAAAATGACATCGATGTTAATAATCTATTCAAATTTATAACTCAGATGTTAGCTACTTAATAATAGTCCATCTGAAAATCTGTAAGTGTTTTCAGGTGTATCCCATTCATCTGGGTCACTGAAAAAGGTGTATTCAATTGGGTTAAATTTAGTAAGTAAAATATCAATAGTTTCTTCAAATGTTTTAAACATTTCAGATTTATCCATTATTGATATTTTTCTATTTGGTACCACATTTCCAGCAGAGTCCCTGTTTATTTTGATATTAAAATAATCATTTACAAAAAGATCTACGGGTATTTCTCTTTTATTAAAAGTGTAACTACTTAAAAAGTCCAAACCAATACCTTCGGGTATGCTTTCATTATTGTAACCAAATTTAATAGTCTGTTTAGATTTTTCTAATATCTGAAGCTGAATAATGTCTTGATAATTATCTTTATTTCCCCATATAATATAATTGCAACATTTAGAATCTATAAATATTAATTTTACTTGTTTATTTGTATCGATTATCTCATAAGATCCTTCTATTACATTTGAATATACATCTGGATAAATTAAAATTTCATCTATTATACTCGTAAACATTAAATTCTGAAGATCAAATAATATAATATATCTTTGATCAAACTGGTTGTTTATTAAAGTTTCATTATAGTACAATAAGTCTGTGATATGATATTCATTTTTAAACTCGATGTCGTTAAATCTTAAAAATCCATTTAATATAATAGTATCTGTGAATTTATTAGAAATTTGGCATTCTATAGACTTTAATTTTTCATTTATGTAAAAATTTCCATCTGGACTCAATACTAAAAAGAAATTATAAGAATCATTTGGAACTTTTCTAACGTTATATACATCTTGTGTAAATTTGTTGACATTATAATAAGTTAAATTAGATAAATCGACAGCTCTTGGATCAAATATTGTTATAAATTTGTCTGCATTTTCTTTGTTATATTTTTCATTTAGACTAGATACTTCATTTTTCATTAATTTTCCATCGGTTTGTACAATAAGATCAAATCTAAAAAGATTTTTTTGTATACAATTAAGAAGTTGTTCTCGTCTAAAAGTGTTTAATCCTGGAAATACTCTAGAATCTCTTTGAAAATCTGTACCCTTTACTGTAACATTTTTCCCGTCAGATGTTTTAACTATGTATTCATTTGATTTTTTACTCAGTTTTTTAATTACAGTTACTTGTTCAAATTTTCCGTTTATATTAACTAGAGCATTCGCTCCTATAATATTACTTCCGGGCACTATAATACCAGAACCCATATCTTGTCCGTTTTTAATATTGTACATTTCGGCCTGCTCTTTATTACGAGGGAAACCAGTTAGTAGATATTTTTTCATCATTTCTACGGATTCTTTTGTTTTTGTTTCGCAACATGGGTACCAAAGACCGTCAGTGTCTTGAACACCCTCTGGTTTTAAATATTGATAATTTGGATCCGGACAAGTTCCTTTCCAAGAATACGGATCTGGTCTCATACCTTCTTTATATGTTTTATCCCCAGAGTCACGTGTGCGCGTAAGTCTACATATTTTACCACTTGGTGCATAACCAGATACTGTATTAAAAGCAGCGGTTGTTTTAACAGTGCTTGATAATGATTTTTTAAGTAAAATGTCCTGTTCTGAGTCAAAAAGTTTATTAAATGAAATCACTACATTATTAAACATATATTGATTTATAGGAGTAGAACCTTCTCCGCAAAGTCCTCTTCTAATTTGCTTATCACTACATAAAGACAATGTCATCATTATAACTCCAAATTTGTTAATTACTGAAGTTAATTTAACACCATTTGCTGGAACAGATACAAACTTAATGTATTCTTTAGACATAACTTGATTTCTGGTTAATCTACCTATAGAGTATTCCCAGTCTATTATCTTAATCCCATTAAAATTTATTATATTGTCTCCAAATGGAGAAACTTCTATCTTTGTAAAATCACTTGAAACTAAATTACCCATTGAATCAAAAGGGCTTATTAAATTGTCTAAATTTTCAAAATCAATTTGATTGCCTGGTTTTTCTAGTACACCTAAAGTAAATTGACCAGACATAGAATGTATATAAGATTTGTCTGATATAAATACATATGTATCATAGCCTGTTAAATTTTTAAAGTTTTCATAGTTAACAGAACCAGAATCATTTATTCTTTTAATTAGCTCATCTATTAATGTCTTTATAGACTGTCTATTATTAGGTATATTAATTAAATTTATTAGTCCATTTTTACTTATACGAATAGATGTTTTAACGCTTTCGTTTTCATAAGAAATTATAACGTTGTTTAAAAACTGCGTCGTAGTTGTTTTTGCAGCTAATTTTTTTGGTCCTCTTTTTTTGTATATACCAAAATAAGATATATTAGTTAATATATTTAAATTTGAGTCTATGTCTAGATTTCCATCCTGTACTAATATTTCATCAGGAATAAGTAAAATATCATTTATCTGTTCTTGTGTAACAGTTTTATTTAAGATATTATCTCTTAAATTTTTATAATCCCCTTGGTATTCTACATTTCTAATGATGTAGTCATTAAACCCAGAAATTGTTAAATATAAACTGTCTTTTTCTGGGAAGTCACATGTTTCAGAATGATCATCGGGCCCAATATTACTACAATAACTACAATAAAGTCCTTCTTGTATAGGTCCAATCGGGGGTCTATTATATATATCATTTATAGTTTCTGTTCCAAAAACCTTTTTTTGAGACAATGTTAATTTATAAAAACCACTTTCTCCT